ATAGCAGAGAGCAAACAACGCATTTTGACTAGTCAGCTTCAAAACACAATGATACCGCAACAAAAACAAAAGATTCAAGCGGAATTAAAACAGATGGAAGCAATATTAAGCAATACCAATTTGGAAGGAGAATTAAAACAAATAGAAGTAGAACTTGCAAAAAAAGGTATAAATAAAAGCGACCCTTGGTATTTTAGAAAATTATGGGAAGGATTAGTAGATGGAACAAATATTATAACAGGTGATTTACCTTATAGTCCTTCACCATATAATAAAAGTAAAATTATATTACCACAAGACCAATCAAGATACGGAGGTAGTTGGTAGGCAACAAATTTTTAAGGGTGGTGCGTAACGCACAACGTGCGTACCGCCCGAAAAAATCACAAGCGAAGCGCGCTAGGGTCAAACGATTATGAAAACAATAGAACAATTAACAATAGCAGAGAAAAAAGGATTAGCAATATCTATATTACGAGAGGAATTAGGATTTAAATGGTTATTAATCGCTCATATTATGGAAATATCCGAAAACAAATGTCAACGTTATTACAAACAATTTCAAAACATATATAAACCAATATAAAAAATTATGGCATACAGAAACAAATCAAGCAGACGCGGCCGACGCCGCACAAAAGTAAGTCGAACCTATTATGTATCACGAGGAGGTATTAGATTATGAAAAATTTATTCAATTCTATCAAACTTACTAAGCCGAAACGCAATGTATTCGACTTAACACACGATGTAAAAATGTCGGGAAAAATGGGTAACCTTATGCCCTGTTGTATAGCGGAGGTAGTGCCAGGAGATTCATTTACTATGGCAAGCGACGTATTTTTACGATTCGCCCCACTTATTGCACCCGTAATGCACAGGATAGACGTATCAGTACACTATTTCTTTGTACCAAACCGCATTTTATGGGACAATTGGGAAAACTTTATTACAAACGTACCGACAGGAGGTATTCCACAGATTCAAGTATCAGACACACTAACAGATGACCAAAAGAAATTTCTTGATTACATGGGTGTCCCACCCGCGCCTAATGGCTCAACTCCTGCGCTTGTCAACGCTCTTCCTCTTTCTGCTTATCAGTGTATTTATAACGAATATTATCGTGACGAAAATTTGGTAGCACCCGTAGATTTCGACCTGAACGATGGTATTAACGTAGTAGGTGAACTAGCAACATTACGCAAACGCGCATGGGAACACGACTATTTCACAGCATCATTACCATTTGCACAAAAAGGCGCACCCGTAGATATTCCATTGGGAGAAGTAACCTTAAAAGGCGATTGGTTAACAACAACACCACCGACATTTGTAGACCAATTGGGAGACGATGCTAATGCAGGTGTGTTAACAACCCAAAAAACTGGTGTTAATCCTGGATATATTGCAACACCGACACAAGACCCTCTCGCATATGACCCAAAAGGAACGTTAGAAGTATCACCAACAACGATTAACGATTTACGTCGTGCATTTTGATTGCAAGAATGGTTGGAAAAAAATGCTCGCGGAGGTACACGCTACATTGAAAACATTCTTACACATTTTGGAGTTAAGAGTTCAGACGCACGTCTTCAACGCCCTGAATACATTACAGGAATGAAAACACCAGTAGTTATTAGTGAAGTATTAAACACCACAGGAGAAAGTTCGGGTCTGCCACAGGGCAACATGGCAGGACACGGTGTAAGCGTAGGCGGAGGATACACAGGTAAATACTATGCAGAAGAACACGGATATATCATCGGAATTATGTCAGTTATGCCAAAAACAGCATATCAACAAGGAATCCCTAAAAACTATCTTAAAACCGACCCAACAGAATTTTTCTGGCCGTCTTTTGCTCATATTGGAGAGCAGGAAGTACAAAACCAAGAATTGTACGCATTTACAAACACAGCGACCGAAACATTCGGATATGTTCCACGATATGCAGAATATAAATTCCTAAGTAACAGGGTAGCAGGTGATTTCCGTACAACATTAGATTATTGGCATTTAGGACGTATATTTAATACGCAACCAACACTAAGCCAAGAATTTTTAGAGATGGACACGGAAGATATGGACGCTCGTATCTTTGCAGTTCAAAGTACAGAAGATAATTTGTATATTCAAGTGCTAAATAAAATCAAGGCAATACGACCAATGCCTGTATTCGGTACACCAAATTTCTAATTATGGGAAGATGTATATCGCCATTCCGTAAAAAGGAAAGTGGTATAGACCTACCTTGTGGAAAGTGTTATGAATGCAAAGCCCGTAGAGTGTCGGGCTGGTCATTTAGGCTTATGAAAGAAGCGGAGGTATCTACCTCCGCTTTTTTTGTCACATTAACATATGCACCAGAGTATACAAAAACCACAAAAAACGGATTTATGAATCTTGATAAAAGAGATTTACAATTATTTATGAAAAGACTTAGAAAACGGAACGAAAACAAATTAAAGTATTACGCCGTTGGTGAATACGGCGGAAAAACAGATAGACCACACTATCACATCATATTATTAAACGTAGATGTAGAAACAATAGAACAAGCATGGGAATTAGGAGAAATACATATAGGAGATGTAAACGAAAGTAGTATTGGATATACATTAAAATACGTAAGTAAGGAAAGTAGAATACCAAAACATCAAAACGATGATAGACAAAAAGAGTTTTCATTAATGAGTAAAAAAATGGGTGAAAATTATTTAACACCACAAATGATAAATTGGCATTTAAATGAAAATGCAATATTAGATAGAATGTACTGCAACTTAAAAGATGGTAAAAAAATAGCAATGCCAAGATATTACAGAGACAAAATATATTCAGATTTTGACAAATTTAGAATACAAAAACACATGGAAAGGCAAGAATGTGCAAAAGATGTGGATAAAACAAGAGATAAAATTTTGGAGGAGATGAAGAAAGAGGATTTAATTCGTATCAACAAAGCCAAGAAGGCACAAAAAGAACAAAGATTTACAACAATATGAAAGTTATAAGCCTAATCAACAAAAATGAACGCCAAGCAAAAGGACAAACCTTCTCGCAGCCTTCACAAACAATTCCAGACCAAACGATGTCAATGCGAACTATTTTGGATAGGTACGCAAAGGGGCTACCGATTGCAGGTAGCAAGGAAGCAATATGGTCAGAAGACGAAAGCGAACACGGGATTAACCCGAAAACATTGGACCTTGTAGATTTTCAAGAATTGAAAATGAAAAACAAAGCCAAAATAGACGAGCTGGAAAACGAAGTAAAACAACAACGCAAAGCCAAAAAACAAAACGAGGCAACTCAGGAACCCGAAGGGCACTAATATATACTTGATATATTAGTGCTGATTGACACCAATCAGTAAAAAAATAAAAAAATGGGAGAAGAAAAATCAGGATTATCACCATATGGCGCTCAATTATTGGGCGCAGGATTATCCTATGGAACAGATTTAGCGGCGACAAGACGTCAACGCAAATATCAATTAGCAGATTATGAACGTCAAAAAGCAGATGCACGTGAATTTTGGGATATAACAAACAAATTTAATTCACCAGAAGAACAGATGAACCGTCTAAGACAAGCAGGATTAAACCCCAATTTAGTATATGGCAAAGGCGCAGATGTAACGGCACAAGCATTATCAGGACCAAAGATGGACAGCGCACCACGTCAACAATTTAGATTGGACCCAGGTATGATATCACAAGCAAAGGCAATGAATCAGCAATTAAAATTGCAACAAGTACAAACAGACAATGTATTAGCAGATACAGCAAATAAAGAAGTAGAAAACGCTTTAAAAAGCGCACAAATTAATCAAACAAACGTACAAACAGCAAATATTGCACAAAACACAGCGACAAGCGAATTTCAATTACAACAGAGTCAAGAGTTAAAAGATTCAGTATTACAAAAGGCAAAATTGGAAAATGAAGCGATAGGAATAAAAAATGCAGTAACTCTCGGCGAGTATGAACTAGCGAAGATAAAAAGCGCAAGCGATAAAAACGTAGCGATTCAAAATATAGCAGAGA